TTGAACATCACCCATTTCATTTATAAGATTTTCTTTGTGCTTATCGCTCATACCAAACCGTAAAATTTTCATACATTCTTTAGTTAGCTCAGCACACTCCTCACTTGCTACAACAAGACATTCTGCTTCTGTTTGTTTCATAATTTAAATCCTGCAAAATTAGTATTAGCTAATCTTTCACCAGTTGCTGTTTTATCAAAGACTGGTGTATCATCAATCAAATTTTGTTGAGAGTCTTCAGCATCGTATAGTCTCATTTTGGATCGATCAACGCCAATAACAAACCGCTTTTTGTATGTTGGATCGTTGTATCTATTCTTTAATTGTTTCAAAGCAATTTGACCCATTTGCTCAAGTTCTTCAGTAGATATAAGAGCAAACATTAAATCTGCCGTAGCGGGTAATCCAAAAGACTCAGACGTATCTTCAAGCCCAACATCCGAGTTACCATAACCACTACGCGTCGTTTGCGTTGCAGATACGATCGGGACATTGAATTCAACTGCCAAGCCACGAAACTCTTCCGCAATTGCTTTAATATAATTATATGAATTAATAGCACCACCCATACCTTTCATTCTAGCAGAAGCACAAATATTTAAATAATCAATATAGATAATATCTGGTATAAATGACTTCTTAAGTTTTAATTCACTTAATAGTGCTCGCATATGACCAACATTAGCTGAACCAGTTGGATATTCTTTTACAATTAGTTTACCATTAGTTTTTGTTGAAAGATTATAAACCTTTTCAGCAAACATAGATTTGCTTAAATCGGTTAATTGATCAATCTGAATGTTAAGAAGATTTGCATCAATACGTTCAGCAATTCTTTCTTCAGCCATTTCTGCAGTAATATATAAAACATTCCTACCATCAGTAAGATTAGAAGCAGCAAAGTGGCACATTGCCAATGACTTACCAACACCAGTTCCAGCTAAAATAATATTTAGTGTTTTACGAGGTAAGCCACCCTTTGTAATATCATTAAGTAATTCAATATCAAAAGGAACGCGTTCTTCATCACGATGATAAAACTCATAACGTTCTTCAAATGCTTCAAGATAATCATGACCCACATTAGTATCAAATGATACACCAAGTGCTTTAGTTAGAATATCAGGAAGAGCATTTTTAGATAACGTCTGATGTTTACCATCAATAATACTAATTGATTCCATAACAGCATTAAATAAGGCTCGATCCTGACACCATTTTTCAGTGGCATCAAGTAGCCATTCTTCATCACTTGGCTCTTTTGTAAATAGTTCAGGAATAATTTCTATTGCTTGTCGATAATTATCATCACTAAAATTATCGGCGGAATCAATCTCAATTTTAAATGATTCAGCAGAAGGCAATTTATTATACTTAGCAACAAATTTTCCAGATTGTTTAAAAAGCTCTTTATAAATGCCTTCAAAATATTCTGCCTTAATAAAAGGCAGAACCTTTCTCATATATATTTCATTAGTTAGAATATTTTTAAGAACAACTTGTTCTATATTTGTATTCACTATTTTACCTCATTAATATGTAGATTGCTGGCTTTATTTTCGATAGCATCTTCAATAATAGAAATCAAAACGTCACCAGCATGTTTTTGTAATTCTTCATTTTCTGAATTTAATGTTTCATCTGGACTAGTTTCTACATGAAAATCAAACGTCATCTGTTCACCATTTTCCATACGAATAGTGCCATATTGTATAACACTTTCTATAAAATCTCCAGTTAAAAATCTAATTTGCCAATCATCATTATCTCCTGGAATAAATTCATAATCTTTATTTTCTATATATTGCATTATGATTCCATTTCTAAAATTTCATCCATATCAATTTCTGATTTATATCCAATTGTAAATTGATTTTTTACAAATTCTTTAAAGTTAGTATTAGCAAAAATAGGATCCCAAAATTCTTTTTCAAGAGTACCAGATTGTCTAACCTTTTTATCAGAAATTTCGCCAGTGTCCATATTAACCGATGCATACCAACCATTAGATGGTTTAACTACATAACCACCAGCCATGGCAACATCCAATAGACCAGAATATGTTTCAACGCCGCCTTCCCATGATACTGAAATAGGAATTTTAGACTTTTCTTTTACAAATCTAGATTTTTCAACATTAATAACAAAATCATAACCTGTAACTTCAGTTCCAGTTTTATTCTGCCTACGGCCAAGAATCCAAATATTATTAGCACTATAATAGATACCAGTACCACCGGAAACTATTGCTTTTGGAAACAAACCAATTTCTTGATATGTATGATTGACCGCTAACATAATAATATTTTTCATAGCTAAATATGGAGTAGTCATACGAAATAACGATTTAAGTTGTTTAGCTCTTGACATATCTGCTACAGACTTTTCGTTTTGAGCATCTTCAAGTTCTTTCTTTGATGCAAGGTTACCAATTGAATCAATAACAACAATAACATCATCTTTAGCATCAAGGCCTTCAAGTTGGTTAACAAGATCAAATTTAAGTTCTTCTACATTTGTAATTGGTGTATGAAGAACACGAGAAGTATCAATACCAAATTGTTCAAAGTATGCTTGAGGTGAACCAAACTCACTGTCATAAAATAACATGACAGCATCTTTCTTTTCTCGCAAATATGCACCAGCCATCAAAAGCGCAAAAGAAGTTTTAAAATGTTTAGATGGGCCAGCTAATACAGTAAGGCCAGGCGACATACCGCCATCAACTGAACCAGATAAAGCAACATTAACCATTGGTACATCAGTAGCAATAAGTTCTTTTGTATTAAAAAATTTAGACTCAGAAAGAACTTCTGTTGCTTTAAGTTTAGAATTCTTTTTGAGTTTATCCATAATGGACGCCATGTATATCTCCTTTGATTATTAGACTATTATATCATATAATGTCGATAAAGTAAATAAGTTATTTGTTAAATGAGATATTTTGTTCAAGCTCCCTTTTATCTTTTGTATATTCAGATCTAATTTTATTATTTGATTTAATTACTTCATCTAATAAAGAAAACGATATTGCATAATCTAAAAACGCTGAAGTGTCTTTTGGAAAACAAGCTCCACCAAAACCCATTTTACCATCAAATCCTGGAACACTCGTATGAGAGTTACCAATCCTTGGATCTGATCTCATTGCATAAGTAATCTCATCAAAATTACAATCATGTTTTTGTATTATATTATAGAATTGATTGAACCATAATACCTTTGTAGCAAGAAAACAATTAATTCCATATTTAATAAAACTTGCTTCTTTTAATGACACATGGTGACATGGGCAAGGTTTACATTTACTATATTTTTTATATATTTTCTCAATATTATTTGTATCTTTAATATGCCCTCCAAATATATGCATTGGCGGATTAATAAAATCTTCATCTGCAGATTTTTCATTTAAAAATTCAGGATTATAAACTACTCTATCACCAGAAAGTTTATCTATAATGTCAGGTGTAACTGTTGATTTTATTACAATATGGCCAGCTCTATTAAGCTTTAACCATTTGACAGTTTCAATTACTAGTTCAGCATTAATTGATCCGTCATTATTCATAGGTGTTGGTAAACATATGAAAAAAATATCATCATACGGATTAGTATCTTCTACTGTAGTATCATATTTAATATCAATTGGAGTTATGTCACACAATTTTTTATTAAAACCATTAATAATAGCTTTGCCTACAAATCCACATCCAATAACAGATATTTTTAATTTTAGCATATAAATTCCTCTAATGTGTTACTCACTTTATCATAATTTATAGTTTGTTTTTTATTACATTGAATAGCAAATTTGGCATCAATCATTTGGTTATCAAGTCTGCCGTGTACAAAAGATTGAACTTGTTCAGCCATATCCTGTGCTGTAGTCACAGGAACATTTTGACAAATCATATTAAGATTTTTTATTCCACCTTGTAATATAAAATCACCTGGAAGTTTCATAATAGAAAGACATTCTCGAATAGTCAAATAACGATCTTCATCTGGATGAGTAAGTGATCCTGGCATATGACCCACAAACGCGCCAATATAATCTTTAGGTATTTCAGTAGTCTTACGCATAATATTACCACCACTTTTTAGCTTATGATACATACGATTACATTTACCAGCTTCATTTTCAAATCCTTTTTCTTTCATCCACTCACCTACTTGATCATATTTAATTCCAGATTTTTCAATTTCATCAAGTGGATTAGTACTCTTTATAATTATATCTTGAAATTTAGAATGACAAATGCCATTATTAAGTTCTTCAAGTACATATTTATAAAACGGATTTTTACTTGGAATATTTTTATTAACAATTATATTCATAGGATCATCTTCATGTAGATCTACATTACGAATAGTATCTTCAATTTTTTCATGTTTACGTTCAATATAACTTAACATTGGTATCTTATCACCTTGCCAGAAAAAATAAAAAGTACGATCACGTACTTGGCTTAGTCCATGAAGTATAGATTTTGTTTTATAGATACTAAATGTATATCCATTTTGACTAGCAATTCGTTTTAATTGTTCAACAACAGGTTCTCCCATTTTGCTAGCCAGTCTTGGAGCATTTTCACCCCAAAATACTTTAGGTTTTAGTGTACCTAGAACATGCCGAGCAGTACTTAACATCCAATCATTATTAGCATTAGTAGACGATGCAGATGGGCTAAGACTTGATAACCCAGCACATGGGCAAACAGTATTAATAACATCAACACTTGGTATGTTATAAGGAGTATCACCATCTAAATGATGATAGGGTACTTTGTTTTTATAGTATTCAACTAACTGTCTATCATTAGCTTCAAACGCAGAATAGCTTAAAATATATTCAGGTTTTGTACCAAAAACATTTTCTTGGGCGATTGTTTCACCACCAATAAGTGGCACAATAGATGCGTGTTTATATGTCATCAAAAAAAGTCCTCTAGTGTATTACTAATTTCTTCACCAGTCCAATGCGGATAATATTGTCTTGATAAATGTATTGATTGAGGCTTTTCCATATAATCAAAATCTAACTCTCCTTCTCTATTTGTGAGTTTATTGACCCATCGAATTATTTTAGCTCTTTTAGTTTTTGTTTCTAAAATTTCTCTAAATTTTAATCTGGCCTCATTGCGCTGTTCCCAAGTACCCCAGAAGGGTTGGTCTTTATAATAACCAGACTTTGGTAATTTGCGACTAGTATGCTCAATAGGCAAAAGTTCATATATAGAAACATTTTCAATAGGTAATGCCTCAACTGCAGTTATATATCTTTCTGCTAAGTTAATAGTATTTTCTAAAAAATCTCCATCAAGCCGACAAACATGATGGCGAATGTCAATATTACCAAAATAACATTCAAGCTCTTTAATATTTCCAAAATCATTTATATATGTTTGAAGGCCATCATTTAATGCACCATTTAGTGTTTTAAATGGTACGCTATTTACGGTCCAGCTTGGACGATACATACAAATAGAATGACTATCACCAATTACAAGCTTATTAGTTATTAAAGGATACTTAATAGTTTGAGCGGTTTCATACATTCTTTTAAGATTATCAATATCAACTTCAAGCCATTCGGATTGAATATCATTACCCTTTGCTTTTGCTTTATCAATTCTTTCTTGAATCATTTCATGATAAGGTGGAAAGTCAATTGCTAATGAATATACTTTACCTTTGAATTTTGAAAAGTTACGAGTGTTAGCAGCATAGGGAAATCCCTTTACACCACCAAACACATTCATTGATCCAGACCAATCATTGCCATGATAAACATACATTTCGTCGTAATCATTATGATCTTCAATTTTACCAGAATAGTTAATAGTAATATCAACTCCGGTTTGTTTAATCATATCAGCATAGATTGCACCTTGAGCACCTCTGTGAGATGCCATACGAGTAGCAACTGGAATAAATGGAGCATTTAATATAGCTTTTGTCATTATAGTAATATATCACACTTTCTTATAGATGTAAAGGTCTAAACCATAAAAGATTCTAATGGAGATGGTTCAAGTTTTTTCTTTAAATTTTCAGCAATATCAACAAACGAATCAAACGTTAATGGTAACATTCTTTTAGTTTGAGCCTTTGAATTATCTTTGATTCCAAGAAAACAATTAAATTGACAAAAAGTAATTTCAGTACCGAAGGTTGTAAGATTACCGTTTCGTTCAAGATTTTCTTTATAGAACGTTGCAGAAGTATTATCCATTTCAAAAAACTCATGTTGATGATCTCTAACTGCTATTATATATGCTTCCATAATCTCATTATTTTTAAATTTAACTTCTGGAAATACGTACTCAAGACCACGTTTAGAACCAGGGCCAACTAAACAATAATTATCGTCCTCATCAATATTAGGTAAATCATTACATCTAGAAAAATTGCAGGGTGGGTGATATGAAAAATATGGTCCAATACCACGATGAGTAGAGAACCAATCACAAACATTACCTAGTTTATTATTTTTATCTTGTACAACATTACTCATACCAAGATCATCTAAATGAGCCATCCATCTAATCATGTGAGATAAAGCAAACTTTTCGTTTGGATCTTCATCTTCTTCTCTACAAAAATTACGAGCAGATGTTTGAAGACTAGTTTGAAGTTGTGTTGCGCCCCAAACTTTCATTTTGTTTTTATTAGTATTTAGATTGTTATTAATCCAATGATAATAATCTTTTTTTAGTTTATATTCATCAAAATCAATAATTTTACTATAGTCAGTAGAGTCTGAAGCAACCAAAGTAAGTGTTGGCATACCTACAAACTTTACTGCCATAGCATTAAGAATTTTATTTCTCATTGAAGTATCTTGGTTAAATACAAAATTCTCTAACCAATATACCTCGGCATGTTTAGAACGATTTGGGTTCCAATATGAGACTTCTTGTCTCATTGCAGGGCCGAAATCTTCAGAGTATTCGTATTCGTTAATTTGACCCTTTTCTCTTAAAGTTTCTCTTTTAAAAAAATCAAGGACCCACTTATTAAAATAATTAAAATTATTTGGATCACGGGTCTGTTTTAACGTTTTAAGCGAAATCATGCCGCACATTTTCCTTTTCAACTAAATCGTGTTGTAGCAATACCACATTAATATGGGGCATCATTTTTCTAATGATTTCTGCTTGAACTGGATCATCTTCATAATGTATTCCAAATCTATATCCAAGTGTTTCAAGATGAAAAAGTGTCCGGCCTTTATGGCGGCCGGAGTCTTCTCTTGATTTTGATTCAAATGGTGTTGGATTTAAATACAAATCATTGTTTATATTTTTAGATTTAAGCATCGCTTCAGTTTCAGATCTTTCTTCATTAGATCGACCTGTAATGATAACATCTCTATCACCTGGATAAACACCATCATATTTATCCATAAAAATAACACCATCAATATCAAAAGAATTAATTATTTTATCTGGAACAGCATTTTGCTCTACATAATTATTCATAATCAGTTTTTCCATCTTGGTATGTATATGGCAAATCTTTAGCTTTAGGATTAGATTTAGCTAATTGTGGCCGAGTCATATTAGTAAGCTCTCGACGAGCAAGGGCATCACATTCAAACTTTGCATCTGATGTTGTAAGCTGAACAGGTGGAGTTTTTTGTGTATAAGCACTTGGTCCACGAAGAATGCCAACAATTCCCATTTCAGCAGCTACTCTACAGAAACGAATTGCTGATATAACAACACCACCTGAGTTTGGTGAGTCTTGACAAGATAGTCTAGCTTGAAGAGTATAACGAGCTCCACCAAATCCAAATGCTACAATATCAAGATCTGCAATCTTATTATCAGATCCAACATAATCACCACCAGGTTTTTGCATAACAGTTAGAGATGGGCCAGCATATAGTGTATCACCGGCATAGTCAACACCACGAACAGTATTCTGTCCTTTTAAAACATTTTCTTTTGAGATATGTTTATTGTGTAAACGCTCTTTTTCAGCCATATTAATAAA